TTAAAGACAGAGTGCCATCTTCTGCAAAAACAACAGATCATCCTGGATATTTTTATGCTGCTAAAAAAGCAGTTGGTGTTAACTCACCAGATATCGCAGCACGTAAATTATCTTATTATGAATATTTTTATGGAGAAGTAGCAGGTGGTGTAGTAGAAAAAGACGCAGGAACAAAAGCAGCAACACCACCAAAAGATGGATCTTCTCCAACTCCTGGACCATCTGCAGAATCTAAAAAACGAGGTTCAGATAATACTGGATTTAGAGATCCAAATAATAAGTATCCTTTAAAATCATATATTAATGAGCCAGACACAAATCGTTTGGCACGTGGTATAATTACTGGAACTGTTATAGAGAAAAAAGATTCTAATATAAAAAAGGGTGTGCCGAAAGCAGTAGATCAAGGATCATGGGATCAACCAAATAATGGCTTTGGCTCAAAATATCCTTTCAATAAAGTTATGGAAACTGAGTCTGGTCACATTCAAGAATTTGATGATAGTCCTGGACATGAGAGAATACATACGTATCATCGCTCTGGTACATTTACTGAGATTGATCCAAATGGAACTCAGGTAAATTATATCATTGGTGATAATTTCACACTAATGGAACGAAATGGTTCTATCCATGTGGCTGGTGAATATAATCTAACTGCTGATGGAAACGCAAATATATTCTGCAGATCAGATGCAAACATTGAAGTCTCGTCTAATGCAAATGTTCGAGTTGGAAATAATGTATCACTTGCAGTGGCAAACGATGTAGATATTGCAGTTGGTGGTCATTTTAATGTTAAGGCAGTTGGTGATTTTAATGTTCAGGCTGCAAATATTAATCAGTTAGCTGACAGTGCTATGAAAATAGGATCGAGTGGAACTGTTGATATTAATTCTTCTGGTGTTATGAATGTTAATTATAGTCGAGGTAATTTTGGTGTTAGCGCAACAACACCTTCTACTGTAGCAGGTACACCACCACCAGCAGGGCAACCTTTAAATCCAACTATTCCTTATTTAATTCCTCCAGAAAGAGAACTCGAACAACAGGCTGCAGTAGAAACCCCAGAAGATTTTAATACACCAGAAGGTCGTAAGCAATCACAAATACAAACACAAAAGGGCGAGCCTAATGCTCCAGCACCTGTTGCAACAGAAGAAGCACCAACACCAACTGGTGGGGCACAATCTAAACCAGTTGCTGCTGATTGTAAGATAATCTATACTACTAAGAATTTCACTAATGACTATACGATATCTAAGAATTTTACATTGGGTATGTTAATGGATGGTGGTGTTAATGGAAAACATAAACTTGTTGACCAAATGCTTCAACCAACGGCTAATACACCATTAAGATTATATACTGTTCAAGAAATTGTTTGTAATTTAGCGATGAGTGCTCAGAATCTACTTGAAAATTATCTAGCTGTTCTTCCAAACGGCATAAGTGGATATAAGAAACAATGGACTATTTCTTCTGGTTATAGATTAAAGGGTGTTGTTAGTTATGAGAGCGCAACATCAGATCACTGTAAGGGACACTGTTTTGATGTTTGTTTACTAGGTGCAGATGTGAGTAATAAAACATATGATCTCGTTCAGAAGATGGAACCACTAGTAACATATGATCAGATGATTTTAGAATATAGAAATCCGACTTCAGTGTGGATTCATTCTAGCTACAAAGCCCCAGGATCACCAGCAGGTGGTAATCGTAAGATGGCATTCACTATGGTAAATGACACAACTTATAAACGAAATGCTAAAGGGATACCTGAGGGATTCGTCTTAATTAATCCAATACCTCCAAAGAATAAAGCATAATGGCTAAGGTAACGTATAAGGGAGCTATGTCAGATGCATCTTGTGGTTTACCTGCAAATGCATTGACTACTGAAGTATGTACCAAAAGTTTTGTAGCAGAGGGTGCTATAGGACTAGTTGGTTCTAAATTCACACAACAGCAGGTGGGAAGTAGTATACATCCTATTAGTGCTAGAAATATAAGTTCTGGTGCATCTAAAACTTTCTTTGAAGGTAAGGCTGCAGCAAGAATTGGAGATTCAATTTCTTGTGGTGATAAAGTAAAAGATGGATCTGCAAAAACGAACGTAGAGTAACCTAAATAAGAATATGGCAAGAAATACAAGAATCTTCTCTGATCTAGACTTCAATTTCACGGCTCACCCAGTGACTAAGGATTTGACACGTCGATATGGCGACAATGCCATAAAGACTGCGCTAAAAAATCTTATCCTAACCAACAACTTTGAACGACCATTTCATAGTGAAATTGGTAGTCCTATTAGACGTTTACTGTTCGAGCCAGCAACTCCTCTACTTGCAGCTTCCCTAAAACAGGCTATTATTAATACTATTAATAACTTCGAGCCAAGAGTAGAGCTAATTAATGTAATAGTTAGCGTAGATGAAGATTCTTATTCAGTTGGAGTTTCTATAGAATTTCAAGTTATTAATACAACAAGACCACTAACTCTTGACCTAACGCTAGAGAGAACACGATAAAATGGCAAATAAAAGAATCACCGTAACAGAGTTAGACTTTGATGGTATCAAAGGAAACTTAAAGAATTTTTTAAAAGGACAGACAGAATTTCAAGATTACGATTTTGAAGGTTCTGCTATGTCAGTTTTAATAGATGTTTTAGCATACAACACGCATTATAATGCTTTGTACAATAACATGTCTATTAATGAGATGTTTCTTGATTCTGCTAGAAAACGTAACAGTGTAGTTTCTATTTCTAAGATGCTTGGTTATTCTCCAAGATCAGCAACATGTTCTCAAGCAACAGTCAATATAGTAGTTTCTGGTGGAACTTCTTCTCCTGGAAATTTATCGTTACCTTCATATAGTCCATTCACAAGTAGTATAAATGGAAAGACATATACTTTCTATACACAGGGAACTATAACTGTGAATAGAGTAGCCAATTCATACACATTTGCTGATGTTTCTATCATTGAAGGTACTCCTCTTTCTTATCAATATAATGTTTCTGCTGGAACACGTTATGTTATACCAAACCTTGGTATTGATCTTGCTACATTAAAGGTTAGAGTACAAGAAAATTCTTCTTCCAACGTCTATGAGACATGGTATAAAGCAGGAGAACTTGTAGATATTGATAATAGCACTCTTGCATATTGGACGAAAGAAATTGATGATGGTTTATATGAACTAACATTCGGAGATGATAATCTTGGTAAAGCACTAGAAGCTGGTAACGTAGTTCACTTAGATTATTTTGTATCTAGTTTAGAAGCACCAAATGGTGCACGATCATTCACATATAATGGATCAACTTTAATTTCTGGTGCTACTGTTGCTATTACAACAAACGATCCTGCCAATAATGGTGCTGATCGTGAAGACACAGAAAGTATTCGTTTTAATGCGCCAAGATCATATGCAGCACAAAATCGTGCAGTAACTCCAGATGACTACAAAGCATTGATTTATTCTGCTGTTCCAGAAGCACAATCAGTAACAGTTTGGGGTGGTGAGGATAATGATCCTCCAGTATATGGCAAAACATACATTTGTGTTAAACCTAGAAATGCTAGTAAGTTAACATCAATCCAAAAGGCTAATATTATTAGTACGGTTTTGGGCAAACGTGGTGTTGTTTCAGTTATACCAGAAATTGTAGATCCAGAATATATTAATATTGCTTTACATGTAACTGTTTATTATAACGAACAAACAACAACAAAAACATCAGATGAAATTGCTAGTCGAGTTAGAACAGCAGTCATGGAATATAATAATACAGATCTCCAAACTTTCGATGGTGTTTTTAGATTCTCTAAATTGAGTAAACTTATAGATGAAACAGATACATCTATCGTAAATAATATTACAACTGTTCTTCTTCGTAGACAACTAACTCCAAGATATAATGTACGTGCTCAGTATATTCTTAATATGATTAACCCTATTTTGAGTACTGGGCTTCCAGAAAATGCTTTTAGTAGTACTGGTTTTTATATTTCTGGTTCGGATCAAATTCACTATCTTGACGATGATGGTGTTAAATATGTTCGTCTTTGGAGATATGGCGATAATGGTATTAAAATTATTGTAGACAATCAATTGGGAACTATTGATTATGCCAAAGGATATGTTGATATACGCAATCTAAATATTGTTGCACTAGCAGATATTGATTTAGAAATTTCAATTCGTCCGCTATCCAATGATGTAGTTTCAGCACTTACACAAATTGCAGAAATTGCAACTGACCACTTATACATAACAGCTATTGCGGATAAAACTGCTTCTGGGGATTTACGTGGTGGTTATAACTATACATTCGCTTCAAGTAGATCATAATTAGTTAATAAAATGGCAATCACAAAACCGCAGTTAAAGTCGCTGGTCAAATCCCAGCTACCAGAATTCGTAAGAGAAGAGTACGACACATTCGTACAATTCCTACAAGCATATTATGAATTTCTTGAAACGACTCAGGTAAATTTAAATACGACACGTGATTTAGATAACACATTAGAAAGTTTTGTTAGTTATTTTAAAAATGAGTTAGCTGCTAAACTTCCTTATTCTACTATAGATGAGAGATTTTTATTACAACATATTAAAGATCATTATCGTGCTAAAGGTTCTGAGAACTCATTTAAACTTTTATTCAGGATTCTTTTCAATAAGGAAGTTACACTAGACTATCCATCGAAACAGATGCTACGTGCATCAGATGGTAAATGGAATCAAGATGTATCAGTATTCGTTAGAATCATTCAAGGAAACCCGAACGATATCGTCGGTAAACTTGTTGATGTTGTAACAACTACTAAAATCATTCGTGTCTTAGTTGATCGTCGTCAGTATGTTGAGGTAGAAGTAGATCGTGCAATTCGAATCTCTGATGATGTTTATGAGTTTATCATAGATCGTCGTTTCTTCGGTAATATTTCTGTCGGTGATAGATTACGTTATCGAGATGATGCCAATGGCATTTTCTTTAATGGTACGATCTTAACTACAACAGCTAGCCTTATAATTCAACAACCTGGAACTGGATTTAAAGTAGGTGATTTATATAATGTTAAAAACTTTGATGGTTATGGATCTATATTAAAAGTTTCAGGTGTAACATCAACAGGTGGTATGGCATCTGCTGTTTTTATTAAATATGGTATTGGATATACCACTGACTTTACTACTACAATTTCTTCTACAAGTGGTCAGGATGTAGCTGGTACTGCAGGAACAATTATTCAGCGTGTAGATTCTATAGTTGGTGGGGTTAATACATTAAGTACATTAACCATATCAGAAGGTATGGATGGCTTCTCTGAGAGTGGAACATTCAGTGTGGCAGACTATAACCAACAGGTACCAGCAGATTCTAACTATGCGACTGGACCAGCAATAGATGGAACTTATGCTGGTCTTGTTGTTCGTGAATTTGGTATTAGTTCTGTAGATTCTCAAGCATCTACAACTGAACCAGCTATTCTTAAAGTTACTCTTGGACCACTTGCAAAATATCCAGGTTATTATATTAATAATGATGGATTCTTGGATGATGCAATTTATATCCAAGATAGTCGTTACTATCAATCATACTCTTATGTTATTAAGATTGATGAAGCATTAGACAGTTACAAAACCGCTGTTAAGAATTTAATTCACCCCGCTGGTATGGCAATTTTCGGTGAATATGATATTCGAAATGAATTTAATGTCGGTATTACTTTGGAGTCTATGTTAAAGATTCTAAACGTAACTGTGAACGATTCGTTCATGCTTGGCGATACTACTGGAACATTATTCACTAGAACTGTCCCGTATTTAAATTTATCAAAACCGATTGATGATACTACATTAAATTATGATAATTACGCTGATGGACATTCTGTAACTATAACAGAAATTGGATATGCGAGTGATTTAACGAGAACACTTCCGTATCTTGATTTATCAAAACCAATTAATAGTACTACATTAAATTATGGTTTAGTCACAGAATCGCAGGATGTAACTCCAAGCGAACTTACATCTACATATGCTGATGCTAGCACTCGTTTGGGTGCAAATATATTTGACTTCTCCAAGAGTTTAAGTCTTGGACACTTTATTAACAATGGAACTACGACAGACGATGAATCTGTTATAATGACTGAAACTGGTTATACTGCAGATCTTGGTAGAACTCTACCAATTTTAAATGTTTCTAAGTTACTTTATAACAACACATTTAACTATGATAATGTATTAGACGATAATACAGCGACTATGACAGAAGTTGATTATGCTGGTATTCTAGGAACCAGACTTGGCATTTCAGCAATTGATAGTAATAAAGTACTAAGTGCTGGACATTATTTACTTGATGGTTCATCTACAGATACTGAAACTGCCACTATGCTGGATACAGATGCCTCAAGCGCATCTGACCTAAATAGAACAAACCCTGCATTCTCTTTAACAACTACCCTAAATAGTCAGTACTACATTGTTGGTACTGCTACATATGCTGGCGATAATAGTATTACTTTACCCACTGGTGGTGAGAGTGGTGTTTTAGATCTTAACCCATATGCTGCAGGAGATTATTTCTTGCATGACGATGGTTTATACGTTGGAGTTCTATATGTTGCAGGGCAAGGATACGGATATCAGACCTTTACTGGGGCTGGTGTATAATAAATCACTCAATAGGAGATTCTTATGAATTTAAACGAACAAGATATAAAAGCAACAGGACATGTAGAAATTGTTGTTACCGATAAACAAGGCAAGATTAAAGAAACACGTAGTGTAAAGAATCTCGTTATGACTGTTGGTAAAGCATATATTGCACAACGTATGACTTCTGGTTCTACGCAGATTATGAACACAATGGCCATTGGTGTTGGAACTACAACCCCAGCTGCTACTCAGACTGCTTTGTCATCTGAGGCTGGTCGTGTTGCGACTTCTTCTTTCTCTGCAGGTGGTACTTCTGGTAATGAAGTTACTGCGACTGCTACATTTCCAGCTGGTACTGGTACTGGATCTATTACTGAAGCGGGAATTTTTAACCCAT